CTCAAAGCTGTCAAACCCCAGTCTTCGCGTTTGCCCGTATCAGCTACCCGATCCGTTTGCCTTCGGTGGGGGCCCGCCCCCCCCCGGAAGGTCCATGCTCGTTCCCGCAGTGTCCGTCTTTCGCAAAGCGAAGAGGCTCGTCGGTTCCACGGAGTATTCAGGAAAGATCGACCAGGCGGTGCTTGCCGGTGATTACACAACGCATGATCCTGAGACTTTGCACCCACGCTTCCTCGAGTACATCCACGAGCGGATAACATCCGTGGACGCGAGGACCACTGCGGCCCTGGATGCGGCGTTGGCAGCCCGCAGGGGGTTGTGGGACAGCCTTGGGCGGTCGGTTAGAGCGAGGGGGCTGGAGGACGCGACGGTGGAGAAACTCCCCGGGCTGCTCAAGTCAGGGTCCCCCGGCGAGTACCGGTCCATGGGGGCAGTAGGAAGGAAGGACGCGCGCCTGATAAAAACGATGTCTGGGTCCCTTACGAGGTATGCTGAGGTTGGGAGGCTGGTGTCAGTGGGCAAGCGCGCCCCGACATGGGTGTCAACCACAGCCCAACCAACTCTCTGCTTCGGGAAGGAGGAGGCCAAGGCAGCCAAAATCGTGGGGGGGGTCCGTGTTGCGCCTGTGCCGAGGTTCATTTTCAATATGTCACCCATCAATTACGCTTTGTGCGCGTTCCTGCATGGTGACATCTCCCACTTTCTTCAGACGAGCGATCTCTCGCATGGCCCTGGGTTTGGGCCAGCGAGGGGAAGGTCAGAAACGTTTCTGGGGATCGTGCGGGAGTGCTTTGGAACCGGGTTCACTGTGCCAGACGACGAGAGGATGGTCATGAGCGACATTTGGAAATGGGACGCCAACATGCGGGAGGCGCTGATTGGGCCGATTTTTGACGCTGTCGAGGCGGCAGTCGACAAGGACCACCTGTCACCCGCCGCCCGGGCCTCTCGCGCTGCCATGGCATCAGTTGCCAAAAGACAGTTGATGGAGAAGATTGTTGAGCACCCGTCTGGGTATCTTGTGTACCTTTTCGGGTGCATGCCCAGCGGGTCCTTCTACACCTCCTTTGTCAATACTGAGGCAAACAACGCCCTTCTCACTGCCCACCTGATCGACAGGGTCAATGACGAGACGGAGTGGACTTGTGCTGGCGCGGCAGAGGAGGTCACCCGGAGTTTGCGGGGGCTTTATGCGTCATATGGCGACAACCAGCTGTTCTCTGAACGAATTTTCAAGCATTTCGGGCTGAGATATGATGCTGACAAGCACGCGGAGTTTCTTCTGCGGTTCGGCATGAAGCTAAAGGTTGACGAGACCGAGGTGACGACGAACATCTCCCGCGTGCGGTTCTGCTCGAGGGCAGTAGTCCAGACCCCGGAGGGCCCTGTGATAACCCGGACCCACACCTCCCTCGCGGCAAAGCTGGCCGGACGTCCTGAGCACGACCCTCTGACTGACAAGCTTTATGTCAGGGCAATGATGGCTGACCACATGGGGACTGACCCGATCGTTTTCCAAGCGCTGACCCAGATCGACGCGATGTTCTCCGTTCCCACTACGCTGTCGACTGTCACCCCAAAGGTATCGCCAATAATTGCCTCCGCGGCAAAGCATATTCTCGGCGATGACAGCCCGGCGTCAATGGCCGCCGTGCTGGGGTCCCTGACGGCGTCAACCATTGACCGTAGGGCTGTCCTCTCACTGCACTCGACAAGTGCGGGACGCGGCACGAGGCTGGGGGAAGGGCTGACCGTTGGAGGGCGCTTGTTTGGCGGGCCGTTGACAGCAG